GGCGTCTTCCTGAGCGTAGGCAATCATCTCGGCCTCCCACTCCTTGTCAGCTTCAATCTGGCGCGAGATCTGCTCGCCGAGATAGTCAACCTCACGCTGGAGTTCCTCGTCAGACATCGACTTGAAATCGATGTGACGGGGACGAAAGCCCGTCACGTCCTTGTACATCTCCCAGAAGAGAGTCTCGAGGTCGTAACGCTTGTACTGGGCAACAGTAGTGATACCCATCTCAGTCCAGTGAGTCAGATCCTCGGTGAGGAGACCAGCCCAGCGGTTGGCCGGATCTTCGGCGATCCAGGCAAGAGTCTTGGCATTCAGAGCGGCGAGATGAGCGGCGAGAGTCATGTCATGTTCTCCGTTGATCATGTGTAGATCTTACTGCACTTCTGATAAAATGTCAACCCATCATCAGGCTGATTTCGTACATGCACTCTTCTTTGAGTTCGTGGAAGTAGGAGTAGTCGTCGCCGTGAAGCTGCTTGATCTGAGCGTCGGTCAGGTCGAAAGCGACCTCGGGGAAGTTCTTGATGCGGCCGTTGGAGTAGCGAGCCAGTGCCTTGAATTCCGAGTTGGTCATGCCGGTGTTTCCCTGTGTTTCCATTATTAGTACCTTACCTGACCTCGCATTAAATGTACATGCCTAAAACGCACCCAGGGAGAAAAAAGCGCATAAAAAAAGCCTAACCAAATCAAAGACTTAGGATGTACCTGCAAGTCCATGAAAAGATTAGGCTTTTTAATGGCCCTGGGAGCCCTTCCGGAGCTCCCAGGCCGGCTAGGGGCTTACCCCATGCGGTAATATAGGACCTGCCGGCCATTGACCATGCGACGGTTGGAGTAGATCTGGAAGCCCTCGGCGCGAAGATCCGAGATGCGCTTCATCACGGTGCCACGAGGTACCTTGGTATCCGAGGCGATCCGCGAGGCGGTCACGCCGGGGGACTTCGGACGACGGGCGAGGTAGTTAGCGACTCGATCGATATAGGCCATTCATAGTTCTCCATAAAAAAGAGAGTGAACCATTCACTCTTTCTCAGTATACTCCCCGCGCGCATTCATGTACACAGGGAAATTAGTGGCGACCCCTGGAGGACTCGAACCTCCGACCCACAGCTTAGAAGGCTGTTGCTCTATCCGCTGAGCTAAGGGGCCTTGTGATATGCGCGCTGCCATCCGTCATGAATTCTCTTCATGTATTTAGGATAGCTACGATCCAAGAAGTCGATTGCCTTCATCACCGGCTGGTTGCCAAAGATCGGATCGGTCCACTTGTAGTCGTCAAATATGATGACGCCGCCGGGCTTCAAGAGATGCAGCGAGTAGATGCCGTCATTGACCACATCCAGAGTGGCGTGCGAGCCGTCCACGTAGATGATGTCGAAAGCTCGATTGTCCCTGCACAAGGCAGGAAGCACGAACCTCGAGTCGCCCTTCAGCAGGCGAACTTTCTCAGGCCAGCGGGAGACTCCCATATTGAACTGGAACTTCTGCTCCATCTTGTTGACTTGGCTGGGATCGTGCTCGTGACTTCCCCTGAAGGTGTCGATGCAATAGATTACGCTCTTCTCATGATCCATCATGTTATCGAGCAGCCAGGCAGTCGCGCGACCCTCGAAGCAGCCGATCTCGAGGATCTTCAATGGATCGCCGTTCTTCTTATTAGTCTCGGCGAAGATGCTCTTCCAGTTCTCGATGTTACCACTGAACCAGTCCTCGCCGAACTTGTAGTCCATCAGACGATAGTTAGTCAGCGCATCCGGTCGCGTGAGACCGGCGACGAAGCCGGGATTGTGCCTGAAGTTCTGCTTGTCGGTCACCGCGTCGTGGTGTGTGAAGGACTCGCGGTCGCCGATGGCGCAGACTACGTACGGCGGATCGATCTCAATGAACTCCAGATCGTACCTGTTGCGTACGCTGATCAGGCCCTCTGTCGGCAACAGCCTCTTCTCTTCCTCGATCTTGTCTAATAAGAAGCGGGCTGTATTAGGAGTCAGCGCGTAGGCGTGTGCACCCTCGTGACGGCGAGCCTCTAGGTACTCGTCTGATAGGTCCGGAAACTCGTAGTCGCCGGCATAGTCGAGGCGCGGGCCTAGGTGCAGGATCTGATCGTCGCGGACCTCGAGGTGAGCGTAGTCTTCCTTGACGATCGCGTCGTGTTCTAAGACGATGCCGGCCTCTGTTCCAGCTGCGATCTTACGCCAGATCTCGATGTGACCGAGGGCAGCGTTGTACTCCTTGACGTACTGACGATCGTTCTCCTCGATGCCTTCGCGACCGATCTTCCATCCGGTCTTCTCGGCAAGGTCTTCGATGGTGAGGCCCATGAAGCCTTCGAACATCTCGTGCTTCACGCCGTACTTCACACACGAGGCCTCGCACTCCTTCGCGTATTCTCTCGACTTCTCAGTGTCGATGTAGAGGATGTATGCCTTGCCTAACTTCATATCTTCTTGATCCCCATTACGTAGTTCTCTGCGGCGTCTTCGTGATACTGTAAGTTCTTGTCGGTGTAGGACTCGGTCACTAAGAGAGTCTCGTCTTCGAAATACTTCACTTCGTAGAGATGACCGCCATCGCTGAAGTGTACTTCTGCTGTCTTCGTACCGTCGTCCGAGTAATAAGTCGAGATGAGTGTCATCGTAGTCTCCATATTGAATTGGTGCGCCCGGTAGGACTCGAACCTACACTCAGACAGTTATGAGCTATCAGCTTCACCTTTAAGCTACAGGCGCGATTGGTACCCCCTGTCAGATTCGAACTGACCCTGAAGCGATTTTAAGTCGCTCGCCTCTGCCGCTGGGCTAAGGGGGCTTTGTTGGTAGGCGTGTAGGGATTCGAACCCTAGCGAGAACACCAATCTAGTGCTAAAGGGTTTATAAGTCCCTCCGGGCCACCTGGCCACACGCCCGTGTGCTATTTAAGATAGAGCTCTATCCGCTCTTCCATATATTTTTTGACTGTCAAGAGCTTGTCTAACTCTCTATGAGAGAAGTTCTCCGCCGCGTCGTCTTGCGCTCTGCTTATGGCAGGATCCAAGAAGTTTCGGATCTCATAGTTTAGCATTGTAACCAGAAGTTGCTTGTGAGAGTCAGAGATATACATTACGCCCTCCATGATAGTCAACATACCCTATCTATTCAAACTGGTACATACTAGAATCGTAAGAGACAGATTCCCTCGGTCCTATAAATACTGATGCCTGCCAACCCAAGGAAGGAAATCATGCTCATAAAAGTATACGGTTCGAGTACTAAACGCATGAAGGCGCTCGTTCGTGATGCCGTAAAGCATGTTGCCGCGAATTTCTTTGACAAGAGGATCCTCGAGAATCTCGAGATCTCCGTCAAGTTCGACTCCAAATTGATGGACGAGACGGGAGACGTGGCCCAGATGGAGTGGATGGACAATCATCTCCGTGGGCGCGTATTCACTATCTTTGTAGACAAGAATATCAATCCATTCCTGACAATCCTGTGTGTCATGCACGAGATGGTTCACGTGAAGCAGTACGCCAAGGGAGAACTCTTCCAGTCCCTGAAGGAGTGCAACCTCCACAAGTGGAATCGGAAAGAGTGGGTCAATGACGAGAAGGTACCCTACTGGGACCTGCCGTGGGAGATAGAAGCCCACGGCAGAGAGAAGGGACTCATGCTCGATTGGATGAGCGTGACAGACTTGCTATCCGAAGAGGAGAAGCAAGACTGGCGTGCCAAGTTCATGTTCTCTTAGACCAACATCTTTAACTTATCTTTGAGGGACTGATTAGTCTCTCTACCCATGTCAGTACGATCGAATACGGGGCCCTCGAGCAAGTTCTCTTGGGCTCCCTGCTCCACGTCGTAGAACTTCATCTTAGCCCTGTCCACCCCGATCACGAATCGCTTGAACTTGTTAGGATCGCCGTATCGATTCTTCAACTGCTTCACCATGATCTGTCCCATGTCGGCTAGCTCTTCCGTAGATATGAGGGCGATCATGAAGTCCGCAGTGGCAGGTAGACCGAACGACTCGGAGGTGTCAGTCAGCTCTACGTCCGACGACGAGTAACCAGTACGAGTCGTCTGCGTGGCAGACACGATCGGCAGCTTGAACTCCACTGCGAGGCCGCGCAGCTCCTCGGCGATGCTCTTGATGTAGGTGTACGAGTTGACGTTAGCGCCTGGCTTGATGCGAGAGCTCGCGCAGATGTTGAGGTAGTCGATGTAGATGATGTCGGGCACGAAGTTCTTCTTCAGAGCCAGCTCGTTGAGCAGTGCCCTGAAGTGGTGAGCAGAGGCAGAGGCAGTAGGATACTCCTTGATGAGCAGCTTACCGACGGTCTTCTCTCGTACCTTCTTCACCTTGGTGTGATAAGTCTCGCGAGGCAACACGAGCAACTCGTCTAGAGGGACGTTCATGAGATTGGCGTCGATGCGCTTAGCGATCTCTTCCTCGGCCATCTCCATCGTTATGTACAACACGTTCCTGCCCAGAGTCAGGTTACCCGCTGCGCAGTGACACATGAACATCGTCTTACCTACACCGGTACCTGCCAGGATGATGTTGAGCGTCTTAGCTGGTATGCCGCCATTAGTGATCTCGTTCATGTAGTTGAGATCGAACGGCAGCCTCGCCTCCTTGCGATGATAGAAGTCGTAGCGCTGATCGAAGTCCTCGAGGTAGTCGTGACCGACCGAGTTATCGAAGGTGACTGCCAAGGCGTCCTGCAGGACCTTAGGGATCATGCCCTTCTCGAAGCTCTTGTCAGTGCCGTCCATGATCTGAATGGACTTAGACACGGCGTTGTAGAGAGCCTTGTCCTGACAGAACTTCTCGGTCGTGTCGATCAACCAGTCCATTCCAGTCTCGTCTCGAGACAGGCTCTCGACGACTTCCTTAGCCGCCTTGAAGCCTGTCTCATTGAGACCCGAGGCGTTGCCTAGTTCAATGAGGATGGCCTCCTTAGAGGGGAGACCATTGTACTTATTAATGTAGGAGTCGACTAACTTGAACGTGATCTTATGAGACGGATCTACGAAGTACTCTTCTTTCAGGAACGGTAAGACTTTTCTAGAGTACTCTTCGTTGTACGCGAGGTGCGAGAGAATCGTCTGCTCGATCATAAAGATCTCCAATCAAAATGCGGCTATAGATTTTTGATTGGAGATTGTTGATTGGCAGTAAGAGATTATTCGACGGAGGAGTCTTCCATGATAGGCGAACCACTGGTCAGTGTGTACTTATTCTTGATGAACTCGGTCAGCTTGCCTTGCTTGAGGAGCATCATCCACATCTCTTTGTTATCCTCGACTTCAGCGAGACGCATGTTGTTACCAATGAGCTCACCAGTGTCAGGATCCACGAGCTGATACCAGCCGTTCTTAGGCTTAGCGATGACTTTCGCCTCGAGGGCGAGGTCGAGCAGGCCGCTCCACTTCTTGATGCCACCGCTGAAAGATACCGTGATCGGGATCTTGCTCTTCTCACGAACGAAGCGAGACTTCTCTACGTTGATCACGAAGTTGTAGCCAGTGATGCCGTCGCTGTCTTTCTCTTGCTGACGACCGAGGATCCAGATGGTGTTGGCGGAGTAGTAGATGCCTGTACCGCCAGAGACGATGTCACGAGGATAGAGCGCCATCTCCTTGTACGTATGATTGACCACGATCATGGGCAGGTCCTTCAGCGTCAGGTGCGGAGTGACCATGCGGAAGAGAGACTTTAGAGCCTTGGCGCGAGACATGTCTGCCACGCTCTTACCCTCGAGGGCGTCATCGACTTCCTTCTTCGAGGCTAGGTTACCGACGGAGTCGATGATGATGCATACCTTGTCTTCTCGTCCGAGAGAGTTGAGCTGCTTCATCACGTCGTGCTTGAGTTGCTCTACGTCAGTGATCGGAGTATGAACCACGCGCTCGATGGGAATACCGAACGTGTCGAAGTAGCCTTGAGGAGTACCGAACTCCGAGTCATAGAAGAGGATGACGCCCTCAGGATACTTCTTGAGGAAGGCAGACGCCATCAACAGAGAGAAGCCTGACTTGAAGTGCTTGGACGGACCTGCCAGGATAGTCAAGCCTGGCGTGAGACCGCCGTCGATGGAACCGGAGAGAGCCACGTTGATCATAGGCACAGGAGTCGGGATCATATCCGACTTGCCGTATACCTTGCTATCTTCTAGAGTTGAAGTCTCGTCGATCGTGGAGTTCTTAATCAGTCTGTCAATCAATGACATTCATGTACCTCATGTCTTGGAAAGGTTTGTATCTACGTATAGTATTCTGTTTCTTCTTTGATGTATACTTCTTTTTTAGAAGCTGCGAATATGTGCAGCAACTTTTAAGAAGTTCATCAGGTGTCTATGAGGTCCTTTAGCTTCTTCTTGAATTGAGCCAGCTTCTTCTGCCGATCTGGCCAATAGATGTAGCCCTTATCAGGATCCTTGGCGAGATTGTCGAGGAGAGGTACGATCATGTCGTACATCTTCTTGAGCTTCTCGTTGACCGCGACTCCTAACTGCTCGTTAGCCGCGGCCTGCTGAGCCAGCGATTGAGCCTTCGCCTCGAGCTCCTTCATGGAGCCGAGCTCGTTCTCATTGACCGCGGAGAATCCGAAGTCGAAGCTATCATCGATGTCAGTGTTAGGCTTATTACTCATTTTATGTGTTTCCTTTTTAGGAATGTAATTCCGACATCCTGGAGGACACTCATAGTACAATCCACAAGGGC